AGCCCCGAACATCGAACAAGAGCTTTCGCAGACTGGAAGCCATGTTCACTGATAAGCGCCACCCAGAGGTATGCGCCCTGGTGAAGGATATCCGCTACACCAACGGCGAGGAAGCCATTGAACTGACCAACGGCGGCCGCATTGAATTTGCTACCCGCACACGGCAGGCGGCCCGAGGCTTTGATGGTATCAGCCTGGTGGTTTACGACGAGGCTCAGGAACTGACCGATGATCAGGTTGAAGCCGTGATGGCTACCCTGGCTGCCAGCACTACCGGCACAAGGCAAATCATATACACCGGCACGCCGCCTTACCCCGGCTGCCCCGGCGTGGTCTTTCGCCGCCGCCGTGACGCTTGCTGCGAAAATGCAGCGGAAAGTGACGCATGGCACGAGTGGAGCATTGATGCCGAAAGTGCAGCAGATATTGATGTGGACGACGTCGCGCTCTGGTACGAAACAAACCCCTCTCTGGGTTATCTGTTAACGGAGGCTTTTACCGCTGAGGAGCGCCGCTCCATGGCGCCTGATGGCTTTGCCCGTGAACGACTCGGCTGGTGGCCCCCGGCCGCGGCAGCTATTGACGATCGCTGTATTGATGAGGCCGTTTGGGATGCTTGCCGGAGCGACGCTTTGAAGCCGGAAGGCAAGACGGCTTACGGCGTGAAGTTCTCAGCCGACGGGTCGGAGGTCTCTCTCTGCGGAGCCGTTGTGCCCAAGATGGGACCGGCCCGCATCTCCCTCATAGAGCGGCGTCCCACCGGCATAGGCACACAATGGCTGGCGGATTGGCTCAATGCCAGATACGGCAAAGCCAGCTGTGTGGTAGTCGACGGCCGAAACGGCGTTGACGTGTTAGTTGAGAAGATCTCCGGAACGTGGAAGGCCAAGGACTGCATTGTCCGGCCCGGCAGCAAGGATGTTCTGGCCGCAGTAAGCTGCCTGTGCAATTGCTTGAATGAGCAAACCGTGAGTTGGTACTCCGGGCAGGAAGCGCTGAGAGAAAGCGCCGTGAGCTGCACCCGGCGCCCCATCGCGGGCGGCTGGGGTTTTGGAGGGGATAATTCAAGCCCCATCGAGGCAGCGTCTCTGGCGCTGTGGGGCGCGAAGACTTCCAAGCGAGACCCAACGAAGAAAATGCTGATAGGATGATGAGATATGAATATTAACCTTAATGCGGCAGCGGTTGCCGGACTTCCTTCGGCTGAGCAGCAGCTTCTGGCCGAGCTTGTAGAAATCTTCAATTCCCACGAGGCCAAGAACGCTTTGAAGGATGAATACTACGAGGGCGATATCTCCCTTAACCGGGTTAACCTTGGCATAGCATTGCCGGAGGGCATGCGCGGGCTTGAAATAGGCTGCGCGTGGGGCACAAAGGCGGTGGATGTGCTGGCGGCACGGTCAGTATTCGACGGCTTTGTTGGAGTTAACGGCGAGGATGCGGCGGAGGCCAATGCCATTGCTGAGGCCAACAATCTGAAGGTGGCCTACAAGGCTGCGGCCCGTGACCAGCTTAAATTCGGCTGCACCTTCGCCACCTTGAGTCAGGATGCGGCCATCGGCAGCAAGATACGTTTCCATTCTCCCCGGAGCGCGGCGGCTAAGTGGAACGGAGTTAAGGGCCGGATAGGGTCGGGGCTGGCGATAATCGACACCGCGCCGGACAACCTTGTAAAGGATGCCTGGGCTCCGAGCATAATCAACCTCTACACGGATAAAGCCACGTGGGTTCTGCGCCGGGTCGATAGCCGGTGGAGCGCGAAAGCCCATCCGCACAAGCTGGGCAGACCGCTGATGGAGCCCCTTATCTGGAACGCCACCACGCGCAAGCCCTTCGGGCGGAGCAGGCTCAATAATCCTGTGCGGCGGCTCATCGACAGCTATGTGCGCACGCTTGCCAATGCCTCCATCGGTCTTGAATTTTCTACCACTCCTCAGAAGTACCTTTTAGGTGTGACCGATGAGCAGTTCAGGCAGATAGCAGAGCAGAAGTTCAAGCAGTACGTGGGCAGTGTAATAGCCGCCACGTCAAACCCGGAGACGGGAGAAAATCCCATCTTCGGCCAGCTTAACCAGGGCAACATCCAGCCCCACATCCAGATGCTCCGGGCACTGGCTACGCAGTTTTCGGCCATTACCGGGTTGTCCGTTATGGACACCGGCGTTGTAAATGACGCTAATCCCACAAGCTCCGACGCTATCGAGGCGCAGACCAAGAGTCTTGCTGAAATGGCGGAGGACATGAACGGCCTGAACGGAATAAGCCTTAAGACCATTGTAATGATGGCATTGGCCCTTAAGAACAACAAGACGCTTGAAGATCTGCCGGAGGAGTTGACAAGCGTTGTCGCCAAGTTCAAAAATCCCTCCACACCCAGCATGGCGGCTCTGGCTGACGCGGCCATGAAGCTGGCCACGGTAAGACCGGAGTTTGCAAAGACCGATGTTTTCCTTGAGATGATGAATTTTGACGCCGCTACGGTGCGGCGCATCAAGGGACAGGAGCGGCAAAACCGAGGGCGGCAGGTGCTTGAAGAGGAATTCGGCGCATGAAGATAAGCCGCAAGGTGTGGACGGACTACGTCAACAAGCTTCGTGCCATAAACAACAAAGCCGCCGATGCCATGTGGGCATGGCTCAAGACCCACTCCATCGACGATGTGGAGGAAATGCTGGATTATGCGTTCCAACTCGTAAGCCGCTACGGCGAGGCTTCGGCGGCTCTGGCTGCCGAGATGTACGATGTGACCGCCGAGATGGCGGGGCATTACCTGCCTCCGGCAATCCCAGCAGAAACGCCTACTTACACCGAAGTTTCCATTGCAGTTCAGGGAACAGCCAAAAGCGGAAATCCCAAGCTAGTGACAGACAGCGTAAGCCGTCTTGTGAAGGTGACCGGAGCGGACACTACTATGCAAAACGCTTTGCGAGACGGTGCAGAGTGGGCGTGGATACCTATCGGGGAGACCTGTGCTTTTTGCCTGACCTTGGCATCCCGCGGCTGGCAGAAAGCTTCTCGAAAAGCCATACGCAACGGACACGCCAAGCACATCCACGCCAACTGCAACTGCACCTATGCGGTGCGCTTTGACCAAGACATGGATGTAGAAGGCTATGAGCCGGATGTATACTATGACCTTTATTCAGATGCAGAAGGCGGCAATTCTACGGAAAAAATAAATTCTATCCGCCGGAGACTATACGCGGAAAACCGATACGAAATCCGCACTCAGCAGCGCGAAGCCTACCATCTCAGGCGAGAACGAGAAAAGCAGGCTCAAAAATGATTATTGCAGTTGATTATGACGGCACTCTCGTGCGAGACAAGGAATTGAACCTGCCGCTAATAAGGTGGCTCAAAGGAGCGCAGCGAGCGGGAGATACGGTGATTTTGTGGACATGCCGGGAGCAACAGTCTTTGAACGAAGCCATGTTGCTGCTGAGATCAAATGGACTTGTCCCAAACTATGTTAACTGCAACCCGCCTCAGGTGATAAAACGATTTGGGTATGACCCACGAAAAATCTTTGCAGACATTTATATTGACGATAAAGCACAATTTTAAATTGCAGGGCATGAGCCAATAGGGCCGGGGCCAATGGACAAACGCAGCTTTTGTGTTTGTCCATTGGCTTCGTTTTCTTTTGCTGATAAGCCGAAAGGCTTTTCATAAAAAATTTGGCGTGGCGACCGTAAAACCAGCCGACGGCAAGGGATGCGACCCCGTAAAAAAGCGTAGCCGAGAAAGGATCGAATATGCAGCGCACAGACATTACCGAGATTTTCCCCGATGCCACCAAGGAGCAGCTGGATGCTCTTATGAAGCTCAACGGCGAGGACATCAACAACGCCAAGGGCAACCTCAGCACCCTCCAGAGCGAGCTTAAGAAAGCGCAGGAGGCTTTGGCTGCGGCCGCAGCCGGAGACAAAAGCGTAGAGCTTCAGGAGACCCTGGGCAAGCTTCAGACCGCACAGGCCGAGCTTGAGGGCCTGAAAGCCGCAAACACCCTGCGTGAAACCCGCGAAAAGGTGGCGGCAGCCAAGGGCATACCCATCAATCTTCTCACCGGCGAGACCGAGGAGGCTTGCACTGCGCAGGCAGACGCGATCCTTCAATTTGCCGCTCAGAACGAGGCTTTCGCCCTGAAGGACGGAGGCGAGCCTCTGGGCAAGGGCGGCACTCCCACCCGCGAGCAGTTCGCCAACTGGGCGAAAGAAAACAACATTTGATTTTGAAAGGAGCATGAAAAATGCCTATTGACACCAACAGAACCGCACTGACCCTGCCTACCGCGATATCCAACGAAATTCTCCAGACCACTCAGGAGCAGAGCGCCGTAATGCGCCTTGCAAGGCACATTACCCTTCCCGGAAACGGCCTGACCATTCCCATTATTCTCGGCGATCCTGAGGCCGCATGGGTGAATGAGACCGATGAGAAGCCCGCAGGCAAGCCTCAGCTGGGCAGCAAGATAATGCGCGGCTACAAGCTGGCAGTTATTGAACCCTTCTCCAATGAGTTTAGGCGCGATATGGCCGCTCTGTACGACGCCCTGGTGGCTCGTCTCCCCGGTGTGCTGGCCAAGAAGTTCGACGCCACTGTTTTTGGCCCTGCCTCCGGCGCGCCCGGCAGTGATTTCGACACACTTGGCGGCGCAGTTGCCCACGAGCTTGTGACCGGCCAAGCCTATGACGCTCTCGTGGCCGGCAAGATGAACATTTCAGAGAAGGGCGGCATTATGAACGGTATTGCACTTTCTCCTCAGGGAGAGGGCGCACTGCTGCTGGAGAAGGACGGCCAGGACCGCCCCCTGTTTATTGACAGCGTGGCCAATGGCGACGTGCCCAAAATACTCGGAGCACCCACCTACAAGACCAAGGGTGCTTTTGTGGCCGGCAATCCCAGCGGCCAGAACACCGTTGGCATCATGGGCGACTGGACGCAGGCCATGTACGGCATCGTACAGGGCGTGACCATTGACATCTCCAATCAGGCCACTATCAATGTGGGCGGCGAGCAGATCAATCTCTGGCAGCGCAACATGTTTGCAGTCCTGGCTGAGATCGAGATCGGCTTCAGAGCCGATGTTGAGAAGTTCAACCTGCTGACCAAGGCCGCAGGCTGATGAAGACGAGAACCAAAATGCTCCACAGCGTAACAGGGACAACGATGTTTGTCCCTGCGGAGCTGGTGGACGAGTACGCGGCGGCGGGACACAAGGTTGCCTTGCCGAAAGATATTCCCGCTGATGTTCCCAAGCGAGAGAGCAAAAAGCCCCGGAAGTGAGGTGACCGCTTATGAGTGCATACGCCACTGTTGAGGACGTGGCTGCCAGAACAGGCAGAACATTGTCCGAGAGCGAAAAATCCATATGCGAGAGCTTGCTTGCAGAAGCGGCCCTGATAATTGACGGTACCGGCACAAAAGCTCAGGACGAGGCCAAAAAGACCGTTTCCGTGCGCATGGTAGTTCGCGCTCTGGGCGCAGGCGCAGACATTGGCATTCCCGTGGGGGCTACCCAGGGCACTGTGAGTGCTCTGGGCTACTCTCAGAGCTGGACTGTGGGCAGCGGCACGGTGGGCGAGCTGTACCTGGGCAAGCAGGATAAGCAGCTGCTGGGGCTGAGCAACCTCATCGGCAGCTTCAGTCCCGTGGAGAGCTTGACAGGAGGTGGCATAGAATGCGCGGCATTGATGTAGTCCTTCATGTCAAGACCCAGACCGGAGTGGACAGCTACAACGAGCCTGTCTACAGTGACAGCACGGTGGTCGTATCCAATGTTCTTGTGGGGCAGCCGGAAACGGAGGATGTTGTTAATTCCGCTAATCTCTACGGCAAGCGGCTTGCTTATGTGCTGGGCATTCCCAAGGGCGATGAGCACGTGTGGACAGACACGGAAGTGGAATTCTTCGGAACAAAATTCAAAACCTTCGGCGATGTGGTCGAGGGCATTGAGGCTCTGGTGCCTACGCCCTGGCACAAAAAGGTTCGGGTCGAGCGCTATGGCTAAAATTGACTTCAAGTTTAATCTGCCGGGGCTGAACGAGCTGATGAAGTCGGCAGAGATGCAGGGCGTGCTCAACGAGGCCGCCAATAAGATCGCGGCTACCGCCGGTGAAGGTTACGAGGTGGAGAGCGCCCACAACATCAACTTTATTGCCATTGCCGCCGTCCATGCCGAGACCTATGAGGCCAAGCTGGATAACAGTGAGAACAATACCCTGTTGAAGGCTGCCGGGAGTGTGAAGATATGAACGCAGAAGAATATATAATCAACCACCTTTATGAGGTCATGTCCGTGCCGGTAAGCGGTCCCAAGCTGGGCACGAGCGAAGACTTCGTGACCGTGGAGCAGCTTAGCAGCTCCACTGCTGACCGTACCTACACCGCAAGCCTTGCAGTGCAAAGCTGGAGCAACGGCCGCAGCGCTGCGGCAACGATCAATGAAGAAGTGAAAAAACAAATGGCCGCCGTGGCTGGACTTCCGGAAGTCAGCCGCTGCCGGCTGGAGAATGACTACTATTTTCCGGACCTTGAAACAAAAAGCCCTCGTTATCAGGCAGTGTTCGAGGTCATTCTTTTTATATGAAAGGAGCAAATTAAAATGCCTAATGCCAATAATGTTTCAACCGGCAAGCCTCGTACCGCCGGAGCTATTTTCCGCGCTCCCCACGGCACTGTGCTGCCCAGCGACGCCGCTTCTGAGCTGAATGAGGCGTTCAAGGAACTGGGTTTTGTGTCCGATGCCGGTGTGAGCAACACCAACAGCGGCGAAAATGATGAATTCTACGCATGGGGCGGCAGCCCCGTAGGCGAGGCCGAAACCGAGAAAACCGACACATGGAAGTTTAAGCTGATCGAGGCTCTGAACCCCGAAGTCCTCAAAGCTGTGTATGGCGAGGCCAATGTCACCGTGGAAGGTCGTAATGTTTCCATCAAGGCCGGAGCCACGGATAAAACCCCTGCGTCCTATGTCATTGACATGGTAATGAAGGGCGCGCTGAAGCGCGTAGTGCTGCCCATCGCCACACTGGTCGAGTTAGCTGAAATTGTTTACAAGGACGACGAGACCGTGGGCTACGAGATTACTCTCGGCGCCAAGGACGACGGCAAAGGATTCACTCACTACGAGTACATCCAGCTGCCTGAGCAGACTGCAGCAGCTGCGACTAATGTGGAGGGCGGCGCATGAGAAGCGGAACGACTTCCACGGGTTTTGAGTTCTCCTACGACGAGTCGCGCCTCGACGACATGAAGATGGCTGACACGCTCATGTCCTTCATGGATGAGGACGTCCCCGAATTTTCCCGCCTGAAGGCCGCGTCAACTTTTGTGGAATTGCTTTTCGGCAAGACGGGGAAGAACGCTCTTTACGATCACATCGCCAAGTCTAACGATGGCCGTGTCCCTTATGTGGCTTTTTATACGGAACTCGGCGATATCCTGAAAGGCGGCACTGAATTAAAAAACTCGCCAGCCTCGCCCTGATGGCGAGGTGCGATGAGGGTGCGCTTATCTGCGACATGGCCGAGACTTATCATATTTTTAACTGGCGAGCGCTTCCCGGAAGGCTGGCGGCCACTCTGGCTGCCGGCCTCAGAGATAACTCTCGGATAAAGACCATTATGAGCGGCTCAAAGATACCGCTGGAAACCGTGCTGCAGGCAAACATTGCAGACTGTCTGCGAATCCTTGTCTGGCGGCAGACCGAAGATGGAATAAAAGGCAGAAATGCACCGGCGCTGTTTACTGAGACTTTAAGCGGCGACAGCGTGGCAACGCAAAATGAAGGCTTTTCATCTTCGGAAGGCTTTATGGCGTGGCGCAAAACTATGATTGGAGGTGGAACTGATGGCTGATCTTGGCGAAGCATATGTAAACATTATTCCGAAAGCGCCAGGAATTCAGAAGGAATTGAAAAGCCTTCTCGGCGACGGCGCGGCCGGCGCCGGTGAGCCCGCCGGCAAAGCTGCAGGCAGCAGCTTTATGGCAGGATTTAAAAAGCTTGTAGCCGGTGCTGCCGTGGGCAAGGTGTTGAAAGACGCTTTTTCCGCCGGTGGTGACTTGCAGCAGAGCTTTGGCGGATTGGAAACAATCTATGGCCATGCAGCTGATCAAGCAAAAGCCTTTGCTGCATCTTCCGCCCTCGCTGGAATAAGTGCCAATGATTTTGCAGAGCAGGCAGTTAGTTTCGGTGCATCTCTTAAGCAAGCTTTCGATGGCGGTGAAGCCGAAGCAATAAAAGCTGCCAACACTGCCATTATGGATATGGCTGACAATTCAGCCAAAATGGGCACTTCAATTGAGTCTATTCAGCAGGCTTATCAGGGATTTGCAAAACAAAATTATACCATGCTCGATAATTTGAAGCTCGGCTATGGTGGTACAAAAACAGAAATGGAGCGGCTTTTGGCGGGTGCGCAGAAGCTAACGGGAGTTAAGTACGACATTTCAAATCTTGCCGATGTTTATGACGCCATTCATGTCATCCAAGGCAACTTAGGAATTACGGGCGTTGCCGCAGAGGAGGCAAAGACCACACTCACCGGCTCGTTAGGAGCAATGAAGGCCAGCTGGCTCAACACGATTGCAAGCCTCACATCCGGCGAAGGTGATTTTAGCATGGCTATGTCAAATCTGAGCACTGCTGTCGGCTACTTTGCAACAAATGTTCTGTCAATGGTCGGAAATGTGGTAGGTCAATTGCCTGACTTTTTTGCTGGAATTGGCGCAGTAATTGTATCCAACGCTCCACAGTTGATGCAGAGCGTTCAGACTATAGTTACACAAATGGCGCAAGGCTTTGTAAGTGGGTTTCCTCAGTTCATCACCAGCGTTTCAGCTCTTGCAACAACTGTTGCGCAAGCAATTTCAACCGCCGCGCCAGAGTTCCTTGCGGGTGGCCTCGCGTTAATCGAGCAATTGGTTGATAGTATGTTTATGGCTGCACCTATCTTGTTGACGGCTGCAGCAAATGTAGTCCAAACGTTGGCATCCTCGTTGATTGCTAACGCACCAGCATTGCTGAACGGAGGAATTGCTTTAATCCAGCAAATTTCTCAGGGGCTCAGCAACGCGATTCCAGAAGTAATAGGCATTGCCGCTAATCTGTTGGGACAGCTTCTGTCTGCGATTTTGTCCGCGGCTCCATCTCTCATTACTGGAGGCGTTGAGCTTATTTCGCAACTTGTTGTAGGCCTCGCAGATAGCATTCCTCTCGTTGTGGCGCAGGTCCCTGTAATCTTTGAACAGGTAAGCGCAGCTGTTTCTGGCATCGACTGGGGCAGCCTTGGACGAGATGTGATTAACGGAATCGCAGCAGGAATTCGCGCCGCAGCCAGCGCAATCTGGGACGCGCTCAGTTCTGTACTGAACGAGGCTGTGTCCTGGGCAAAAAATTTGCTTGGAATTAACAGCCCGTCGAAAGTGTTCGCCGAAGAAGTTGGTAAGTGGCTGCCTGAAGGCATGGCCGTAGGCATCAAAGGGAATTTAACGCCGGTCAGGTCTTCTGTCGACACCATGGCAGCTACGGCCAGAGCGGAACTGCGCAAGGCCGTTTCCCCAAGCGTCAATTTGAACGCTTATAACGACTACGGTCATCCCGGATATCCCATGAGACCTGAGCCGCAGCAGGCTCAAAAAATCGTCATTGAATTTACCGGCTCCCTTGCTCAGCTGGGCAGGGTGCTGCAGCCGCACATTCAGGCTGAGACCGTGCGCGTCGGCGCGCACATGACAGGAGGCACAGCATGATCCAGGCCTATTCCCTTACGGTGGACGATGTAAGTTATCGCGTCCACGTTATCTTCCCAACGCTGGTCAACAGCTTCGAGATCATGGAAGGTCCCAACTCGGGCACAGCCCAAACCGGTCGGGAGATCCGCGACATAATTGGCACGCGCTACGATTACGAGATGGACGTGGAGCCGGACGCTCGGTACCCGCAGGACTTTGACGCGCTTTTTGAGGTTCTCTCCGCCCCGGTGGAGAGCCACCGTGTTAATCTCCCCTACGGTCAAAGTGAGCTGAGTTTTGACGCTGCCGTATCTGAGGGCAGCCGCACATGGCACGGCTTTACTGCCGGATACGAGCGATGGAAAGGACTAAAAATTAAATTTCGGGCGCTCAAACCCCAGAGGGCGGTGGACGCATGACAAACCGCATAATCCTGGGCGAGCTTGACTCGCCCATAGCCATATTCGAGCCCGACTCCATCGAGAGCGCGCCGGGCGTGGCAGCGGTGGACATTATATCCGACACGCTCAGCGTGGACAGGATGGATCCTACTGTCCGCTATAAATACACCGCGCCCACACTCTATGGCCCTGTGGGCTATGACGGCATAGCCACAGCGGACGGATATCTCTACTGCGGCAAATTCAACGGCACCAATCTGGCTACCGAGCTGCCCTACGGCACGCCGCTCCATCACTTTTGGGGCGGCAAGCTTCGTGGCCGATACTACACAGAAGCAGTTGTCCGAGCCAGCGCAGACCGTTGGGAGATCTCTTCGCAAAGCCTTGTGGGGCTTTTTGAGAGCCAGAACCACTATGGCGGCATTTATACAGGAGAACGCTTTGACGCAGTGCTTGCGTCTATCTGGGGCGGCGCGGCAGGTACGGCGGCAGACGGCCTTGTCCCCATTACCGGTGGGCCTGAGCCCTGCTGGGTGGCCGAAAAGCTGGCTGGCATGAGCGTCTATGGCTGGCTGCCATACGCCAGCCGCAGAAAAAACCTGCATACGCTTATATTCTGCTACGGCGCAAGCCTCACTCGAGACGCCGCGGGTCGTGTGATCTTCCGCTGGCTGGATAGCTTCAGCGAGGCTCAGATCGACGCCGACCGCATCTATCTTGGCGGCAGCGTCCGCTATGACGCAGACGCCAGCGGAGTGGAGCTTACAGAGCATGTGTGGCAGTGGAGTTTTAACACAAGCCCTCAGAAGGTCTTTGACAATTCCGACGTATATGCCGAGCCGGTTAGCTCTCAGCTGGTGACCTTCTCCGAGCCTATCCGCGTGGACACTGCCGCGGTGGAGGGCGCCCTGACCGTGGAGGAGCTGGGCGAGAATTTCGCCATCGTCTCAGGCAAGGGCGTGCTCAGCGCCGTCCCCTACGTCCATCTGACGCGCAAGCTGGAGCGGCACCGTGACACAGACGCGCCCGGCAAGACCCAAAGCGTCAGCGATGCTACGCTATGCAACGCCCTCAACTCTGAGCATATTCTCACAAGGCTCTTTAATTTCTACACCCGCGCCCGGCGAATTTCTTCCGAACTGAAAGTAAATGCCGAGCGCTGCGGTGAAGCCTACAGCTTCTCTAATCCCTTCGGCGAGCGCGAGGATGCAGTGCTCAGCTCCATGAGCTACGAAACAAGCTCTATCATGCGCGCCGAATGCGAATTTATCACCGACTACACTCCCGGCCCCTTCGGCAATAACTACAACAATACTACCGTCCTTGCCGACTATGGGACATGGTGGGTGCCTACAGATGTCCGAACATCGGATTATCCATTCATCCGCCTGACCATGGTGGGCGCCGGCAGCGGCGGCGACGGCGGCGAGGGCGGCAAGCAGGGCAAAGGTACATACATCAACGAGGCCGGGGAGTATACCGGCTACGGCGGAGGCAAAGGCGGCAAAGGCGGCAAAGGCGGCAAGGGCGGTGAGCCCGGCAAGGTACTCACAATCCCAAAGCTTGACGTGAGCAATATTGCCCGCATCGCCTACGTCTGCGGCAAAGCCGGCGCTCCTGGAATCGGCGGAGTAGGCGGCTACGCCGGTACCGACCCCGTAGAGCCCACAGCCGGCGCACCCGGCGGCGAGACTGAGCTTATCATGTACGACGACGAGGGGCACGAGGTTGGTCGGATAAGCACCGCAGAGGGCTATATTCTGCCCTCCGGCGTGCTTAATCTTACAGCCAACACTTTATATGCCCAACACGGCAAAAGCGGCGTAGACGGCGCAGACGGCGGCGAGGGCGGGGCTGCTGCCTACGGCGCTGTAGGCACTGACGGCGGCAGTGTGGAGCATGACGGCGTCATTTACCCCGGCGGCCTTGGCTCCGACTGTGAATATGACTATATACCCGGGACACAGCTGCAGGCATT